GCTTGGAGTTTGCAACCCGAAGATGTTCAGTATTTGGGAAAGTTGCGAAACACTACGGGGAACTCGGAAAATTCGAGCAACGTTTACACGCTTGTGAATCTTATAACCTAGGCTACGAACAGGCCGAAGATGAGATTTGCGTAATGGTCGATCCCACCGACCTAAAGATGAAATGGAGAGATACTTATACTAGTATTTGGAACGCTTCCCAATTCGAACTGCCGTATGTAGCAGCTGTCGGATTAGCAGAACCACTGAAAGTTAGGGTCATAAGTAAAGGACCCCCTCTCCTATACACTTCCTTAAAACCATTCCAAAAATGGTTATGGGGTGTGTTGAAACGACATCCTGTGTTTCAATTGACTTCGCGTCCTGTGACGGAAGATGATGTGAACCGTTTGTTATTCGACATGCCTCGTGATCATGAGGTGGTCTCCGGCGATTATGTATCAAGTACCAATCGACTACATTCTTGGGTTAGTGAAACTATCCTTGATGAGTTGATGATTTGTATCGGGGAAAATATCTTGGATCTCGAGATGTTTCCGATCAATTTTATGGTGGACTTGAAGAGCTATTTCTTAAAAGCTCTTACTAAGCATATTTTTGTCGTTGAAGCTGTTAGCGCGGAAAATGAAGGACAAGACAACATGGTTGATAAAATCATGAAACCTCAGACTGAAGGTCAGCTGATGGGATCTATTGTCTCCTTTCCTTTTTTATGTATTGCGAATGCGGCTTTGTGTAGATTAGCGATGGAAGAAGCAGACGGTAAAAAGTACCGAATAACAGGTAATAAGTGCCCCCTCTTGATTAACGGAGATGATTGTCTCCTCAGAGGTTCGAAGCGCTTGAGGCCTATTTGGGAATCGTTCTGCTCTCTCGCTGGTCTTTCTTCCAGTGTCGGAAAAACGTATTTTAGTAGATCGGTTTGTACGATTAACTCAGAGATTTTTGAAATTGACCATAGAACCGGATTGTGGTATTCACGTAAATATGTGAACCTCGGTCTTGTGTTTGGTCGCTCTCGAGTTTTAACAGACGATAATGGTGGTGGTGCTCCCACAGAAAATTTAGGAACGATGGCCCGTGATTTAAAACGGACGTGTCCGAAGGAGCTATGGCTTAAAGTCAAAAGACAGTTTATACACCATAATAAGAATAATTTAAGAAAATTCTCCAACATCAAAGATAAAGATGGGAGACAATGTCCCGGTATTCCCTGGTTTATTCCAGAGTGGCTTGGCGGTTATGGTTTGCCTGTAGATCATGAGGATGAAATAAGCCTCGAAGATAGAAAGGTGGCCACATTTATCAGAGATAATATGAACCGTATCCAAAAATTTAAGCCCGTTGCCGTAAAAGACATGCCCTTTTGGCTAATGCATAAAGAGGTA